ACGATGGTGATAAGTACCAATCAGAATATCACCCTTATCATAATGCTGTGACTCTCGATGACTTTGGAAATACTAAGGCAGACTTCTATGAAGGGAATCCCACGAAACCCATCATTGATTTCGCTAATAATGTGCCAATTGCAGTATTGAAGGCTGGTGTTGAGTCTAAAGGTAATGAGTATTTCATTGCGAAACTCTTTACTATTACGACCAATGTCAAGTCTTTAATGGCACATACGTTCTCGAATGAACCAGTCTCCATTCTGCGTCGTTTTGACGCCATCCTCGATGTGCGCTTGCGCCCCGGGTATGTTGACTCCATGACTGGAGGGTTGAATGGTGGCAAGATGAAGAAGTTCATTGAGGACGCGTGGCTTATTGATCTCCAGCGCGTGGAGATTATTCGTACTGGTAATAAGGAGTCAGGTATTAGAGATTCGCATAAGTTCGTTGACATTCTTAAGCAGGCGTCATTTGCTGAATGTCTTGAAGAACTGAAAAAGATGAGTGCAGAACACTATGCAGTGCAAAAGCGATTTGTTGCATCTGTTGAGAGTGCTTATGACCTTGATCTCTGCGAGCATTCTGATATGCCAAGCGAATGCCCATATTGTGCACCGAAAATGTGTCAAGACTGCGATCTTGAACATCAAAGTGGTGACATTTCTCCCGAAACTTTGAAAGAGATCCATGATTCTATTAATATGGACACTTACTGTGAGGAACGTTCTTTGAAGGACCAAGTCGCTGACTGGTATGACGAGTACTTTCCGCAGGAGATTGTTGACAATGCGGCCGATAAGATGAGATCCCTTGTTGATGTTATGCGTGAACATCAAGATGAGATCTTGAAAGGATGTGCTATCGGTGCTGTATCGATTATTGCCATTATTGGCGCAGTCAAGCTCTATCGTACTTTTTCCAATATGGGAAAAGAGCTTGAATTGCAGGGCAATATGACATCCACACCTGAAGACCATGAGACCGTTGCTCCTCTTGTGAAGCCTCGTTATGAAGCTGATGAGCAAGAGAATATCTGGAAAACTGTACGACCTATGTCTGTGCCAAAATCTGATGCCTCCAAATGTACTTCTATGGAGAAATTCAGTCCACTTGTGTGGAAATGGCTTCAACG